CACAGGATGAGTGCAGTGCTGCCCTCTTTGAAGTGGCTGTTGACCGTCGGGTCAAAGATATGCACGAAGCCGAGAAGTTAGGGATTGAGCTGAAACAGGCTCTCCGTGACACCAAGACGTTTTCTCCGCGTCGAGCGTCATTAGAATGGCGCTTCCAGATGCTCATATTCTGGTTGGCATCGATGAATATGCTGATCCCTGGGATTAATGCCCTCGAGGGGCAGGGTCCCGCTCAGTATGCCGACGCGTTTAGCACAATTGCTTGGTCTCTTGCGTGCTGTTTCGCGTTGTGCTTGTTCAGTAAAACGCTATGTAGTTCGATAACTACGTTAACCACCGGGCTCAATGGAGCGCTCGGGGCTTTTACTGTCTTGCTGAATTCCATGAATGGGGTGATTCCAACTCTCATGCATGATGTATCAATTTGGATGAAATGGAGGCGTGTGACCATGGCGATTGAAGCCGGTTCTGCCGTTTTATCCTCGTTGGTAGGGTTAGCCAATTTGCCGCTCAACTTTCTATCTCTTGTGATGAACCGAGGAGGTCACACTATGAGAAATGAAGCGTTTGGAGCACAAAAAGCAAATAGGTATGGAGTTCTTATCTCTACTATTTTGGCAACCCTCGGGTTTGTGTGCGTGCCCATCTTTGGATTTGCGAAAGCTTTCAAGATGTATGAGCCGTGTATGCGCATGCTCGAGAAATTACCCTACGTAACCTGGTTGATGGACTGGCTACATTCATTTGCAGCTGGTGAAACTACCGTTGATAGCATTCCTAAGTCAGTTCATGCTTTCCAAGATGGAGAAGAAGTTCCAATTGGAGGGAAGAATGCTGGTGCTTGTGACGGTTGTGGAAATTACTTATGTCGTTGTACCCCTGAGAAGGAAGAAGACGAGGGTGCCACAGCTATGGCTAATGAAGGACACGGAGATTTGAAGAAAACCCGTGGTAAACAGTCTTCTGCTGATATATTCGTGGAGCGCATGGAGGATGCGGGCTGGCCAGAAAATGGTTTGTCTACTAAAGACCTTAATGCCCTCTCAGTGAGTAAAATCCTGGAGAATAAGCAGAAAATGAAGACTATCCTTCAACGTTCACGACAGTGGAAGGCAGAGCAGCTAAATGCTGGTCCGCAGGGATTTGTTTCCGCGGGCTTAATGCAAAATTGTACCCTGCCTCCTGGGCTTTCACAGCCTGGTAAGGGGAAGGAAAAGACGGTGGATGATCTTCCAGATCTTATGGAAGACGTGAGCCTTGATGATAGAACTTTCATAGTACCCGAACAAGGGGAGAGGGAAGGACTTATTGAAGGACATGATGTAGCACCTTCTCACACATTCGAGATGATGAATGAGGGAAAGATTGCTGTGAAGCGACCTTATCACTCGGATGGTGAGATTGATGAATCCATGACACGTGAAGCAATAAGCTCGTCAACCAAGTCATCTTTTACTGAAAAGATGGACTTGGCCGAACAGGATCGAGCCTGGAAACAGGGGATTGAAACAAGCCCTGATTTTCTGGAAGTGTTGATTAATTTCGGTAGAGAGGATGAAGTGAAAGCTTTCCTCTCCCGTAATCCCACGTGGAAAAGCCGGTTTGAGAGTGTTTTAGAACACCTCAAGAGTAATTGGGCAGTTTATGCCGCCGGTGCCACCGCTGTGATTGGAGTTCTTGGAATGATTGTCACTGGGTTGATGATGTCCTCGAAGGATGATAACAAAGATACGTTTAGGAGTGAGAGCAATAATGGTCGTAATAAAACCAGGTTTGTTCCCAAACCTATTGTGAGATCTCGATCCCAGAAGAGGGCTGAGCGTGGAAATAAGAAATTTGACCACCTTGAGTCCGGAGGGGATGAACACGATTTGGACTACGAGTATGTAACCGCCCGTGAAGAGGAGGAACTGCGTAGGCAGGAGGAGTATGAACGTCAACGTGATGCTGAAGAGGATCAGATGGAGCGTCGTGCCGACCGATATCGTG